TCACCTGCATCATTATCACTTGTAGGATTACTAGAACCTACTCTATACCTAGATGCAAAGTCATTTATATCATTACTTAGCTGTTCAACATCTTCTTCTTTTGCTAATAGTTTATGGTAAGTATAAGTTTGACTAGAGCCTGTAGAACTGACCATAAGACCAAGACCAGCAGCCATTGTCTTACTTTGCAAGCTAGAAGGAAAACCATTAATAGTGACGTTATCTGATCCGTTACCTGATGTTCTTGCATTTGTAGCAACACCACTTCCATTAACAATAAGACCTTCTATATCTGAAATACTTATTACTACACCTGATGAAGGTTGTGTAGTAGGAAAGCTATCTTCATTAGCTATAACTTCTAATCCACCAATAGGTGCAATTTGTGCAGCTACAAAATCTACAACAGCACCAGAGGTAGGAAACTTTGTATCATCATCAGTTATAGTGGTTTGCTTTGCCATGCCATCTAACTGGTTTAGATCAGCAATATCAGAGGTTAAAGCTGTACTATCAGCTAACTTAGAAGCTGTACCAGACTGCATACCAGCTAGTGTTGTAAGTTCTGCATCTGCTATTTCAGAAGTTCCTACAGAGTTTGCCTGTAGATGTTCTGACCCAATAGCATTGTCAGCTATCTTTGTACCATCTACGCAGTCAGCAGATAAGTGAGAAGTGTCTATACTTCCATCTACCAGTTCACTACTATCAACTGAATTTGCTGCTAAGTGACTAGCATCAAGAGGACTGCCAGCTATAAGACTTTTTATTTCTGATACTGTCTGATCTGCGGTAGCT